TTAATCTGTTGGTACAACCAGAATCCTGGAGACGAGGCCTCAAGTATCGAAAGCCGTCCAGAAGGGACCCTTAATTCCTTAGGGTATCCCTTGAGGAAGATGGCTCCAATACCCTCAGCTAACACAGCTGATTGGACTGTCTTTGGTTTAGATATCTCTCCACCAAATCGCTCAATAAGCAACTTGTACCTCTCAAAGAGGTTAGTGGAGTCCTTCTCGTCACAAGCGATAATCACATCGTCACCACAAATGGAGAATTCTGCATCAGTTGTAGCAGTTACCCATTTGAGGATAACGTAGTGAAGAAGCTCGAACATAGGAAAGCTGAGAAATAGTCCCATAGGCTGCCCATTTGCATACCAAACCTTCTTCAACTTGTTCCCACCATCTACAGAAAAGTCACCTTCTCTATAGTAGGCCGGGAGTTTCAGAAATTTGAAATATGATTTCGGAACACCCATAGAGATTAGTAGTTGTTTCTGGATCTCTACAGAAAGTCGATCAGTAGCCTGGGAGAGGTCAATCGACAACATAAATTTCTTCTTTTCCAAGGAAGAAATTATGAAGGTTGACATCTTCTCCTGATTACCTGACGCTATTTCTGGGAGTGACCAGAGCCAGGAACGAAGCCAATCGGCCAATTTCTTGGTTTTCAACTGGATCGCCCAATGACCTACTAGGATAACTCGCCACTTTCCTTTATCCGGAATAGCGCAAAGCTTCCCTAGACACAAAGGATCCTCGTTCTCAGCGGCATACAAAAGTCGGATTTCGGCTGGAAAGTCGTCATCCTTCAATCCGTATGGCCCCGGACGAGTCACCCCAAAGTCATTACAATAGGCTTTGGTAGTGTTCACACATTCCGTGGTCCCAAGAACTGATTGAGGGACCCGCGGTAGTGACACGTACTGCCTAAAGTGTCTGACATACTTGGAAGGATCAGGGGATCGCTTCACATTCGTGATCGAGGCCAAAGAGGGTCTCCCCCATATCCTTAGCCTATACGATTTCAAGACCGTCATGACCATCCGAACCAACTTAGGATCGGATCGGCGGTCAATCAGCAACTTGAATAGTTCGAGTCGTGGTATCATATAACCTTTGTACCGGATAGTTTTAAACCAGGGAGCCCTATAGTTTTGGTTTCCTGCCAACACCTGAATAGCCCATTGAGTGAGCTCTTTCAATCGTAAAGCAGTCCATTCTTGGCCCGAGTTGGTTATCCAGTCATTAATGAATGACACAAGGTTAGAGGATAGATCCACTCCAAAAGGAATCCAGTGATGACAACCGTTGATCCTTGCGGATCTACGGAGTCCCCACATCGCATCCAGGTATATCACAGGTTCTCCTTCGTTAAGGATGTACATGCTTTCTGAATGAATGGAGGTAATCATTGCCTCCGGTACACCTTCGGG